CCTATTCATTCCAGAATCAGGTTGCGAGTGGGGATGCTTTGACTACAATCAACAAGAACCAAGATTAGTAGTTCACTATGCATCCCTTGATCAAGACGCAAGTGTCTTTAATGTTAAAAATGCCTATACTGAAGGGGACGCTGATTTCCATACAATTGTTGCAAAGATGGCTGACATACCTAGACTACAAGCTAAAACAATTAATTTAGGATTATTTTATGGAATGGGTAAAGCAAAACTTCAAGCTGAACTTGGAGTATCAAAAGAAAAAGCTGAAGAACTTTTTTCTATTTATCACAGCAGAGTTCCTTTTGTTAAAAGTTTAATGAAGTCCGTTTCTAATAGAGCACAACATCGAGGACAAATTAGAACTTTACTCGGTAGACTTTGTAGATTTCCTTTATGGGAACCAAATAGTTTTGGTATGCATAAAGCATTACCTTTCAATGAAGCAGTTCAAGAACATGGACCAGGTATCAGAAGAGCATACACTTACAAAGCTTTAAATAAATTAATTCAAGGATCAGCTGCTGATATGACTAAAAAATCTATGTTAGAACTGTATAAAGAAGGAATTATTCCTCATATACAGATACACGATGAACTGGATATTTCTGTAGAAAGTGATAAACAAGCAAAACGTATAATTGAAATTATGGAATCTGCGGTTGACCTGGAGATACCTAACAAGGTAGACTATGAATCCGGTAAAAACTGGGGAGACATACATTAAGGAGATAATTATGGAAAAAGTAAAACAAGTTTGGACATGGGCAAAAGCTCATCCACAGACATCTATCATCGCAGTGATAGTAGTCGTTGCTATTTATTTTCTAGTAAACTAGGAACTCTATGAGAAATGGCTTACCTGAATGCAAACATTCCTGTAACTTACGCACAGATCAGGAGAGAGTATCTCTATGACCTTAAAGACCACCATGGAGAGGTGGAGGATTGTATTGTATTTGGGTTGGCATCGATTACGGGACGTCCTATACTCTTTCACGCTATTATGGAAAATGGTGCAGTCTTCTATCGGCTACCCCTTTCTGCATTTATTCAAAAAGGTTATGACGCAAACGAAGTTCCTCGACATCGACTTGATGAGCTGGAGCTTTGGAATTGCTTTAGTTACTATCCTAGCGTTACTTCTTTTGATATCCTAGACGGACAATCAGGAAAATATATTGGTAAAGATAAAAAATGGCATGCGGGAGCATACCTTTTTACAGTTGACTGGGCTCATCCCGAGAGTAATATTGTAGATACAGATCATTCAGAGATTCCACACGAACATAAGTGTGCTCACATCATGGCTTTAGATGATGGCAACTATGCAGCACAACCAAACAATAGAATTATATGGAGTATTCCTTCATTTACTGTTAAAGATGAAGTTCCATTCGATTGGAAGGTTCAAACAAGTGAATGGAATGTCGAGGATAGTAGGAAATGGAAGACAGAAGATTCTGACAGATTCTTCTATAACATTGAGGAAACCAAAGATGATTAAAAAATGGTGGAAAAAATTTATGGATTGGTTATTTAAGGATTTTTATGGAACAAAATAAGTGTAAACATTGTAATTGTAACTGTCACTGTAATCTAAAAGAACATGGTGATATGTATGGTTTATGCACATGCCTAAGTTGCGAACATGAGACTGAAGAGTGTGAAGCATGTCAATAGACAAAACAATATGTTGTAAGACACATACTGAAGAAAAGGAAGAATCAGGGGAATGTTGCCAAACAAAAAGCATTCATCAACTTGCCAAAGAAAATCCAACTTTGACCTATAGACAAATAGAACAATTAAAGGAGCAAAATGAATAAACTATTTCTGGTCCTGGCTTTATTATTTGCCCTGAGCGCCTGCTCAGTAGGCAAAAAATGTACCTATACTCAAGAAGGAACTAAAATATCTTCTTGGTTTTGGTTTACAAAAGATATGCCAGCAGACCTAGATAAAAACAATTGTAACTAAGAGATCAAATGAGAACTCAAGATGAAATCACTAAGGATATTAAAACTATTCTGGAAGAGAAGGTTGCCCCGTCCGTTGCGGCTCACAATGGTGCTATTGGCTTTATTGATTTTGCCATGGATACTGGCGTGGCTACTCTAAAATTATCAGGAAGCTGTAGTGGATGTGCAATGTCTAAGATTACTTTACATAGAGGTGTTGAAGATATGTTAAAACATTATGTTCCTGAAGTTCAAGCCATTGTTGGAAAAGATGATGAGGAAGCTGCAGGACAAGGTTATGAACCTTATATACCTAGAGATCAAGAGCCTGATTGGAAAAAATTAGTAAGAGAATAATGACATTAAAAATTTCGGAACACGCAAACGTTCAAATGCCGATGAAGACGGTAGCTAGTCTCATCACCCTCGTGGCGATCGGGACCTGGGCTTTTTTCGGCATTCAAGAAAAATTAAATACACACGCAACTAAACTACAAATTATGGAGAAGGATCTCGAAATGAATTCAGAGTTCAGAATAAAATGGCCTCGTGGATTACTCGGATCCTTACCCCGCTGATTCAGAACAATTTATGTTGATCGAAGAATTATATAAACAAACTGATAAACAACAGGAAAGAATCGACGGTATGTTACACAATGCAGTTAATATAGAAGCTTTAGAAAAAGCTGTTAATAAGCTACAATCAGATGTAGAAAAATTAAAGGATAAACAAAGATCCTTTAGTAATGGAGAATAGTAATGGAAGAAGTTATTATATGTGTGGCACTTTGTCTCTTCATGAATGGAGAGTTAGTCGAGCACACGTACCAAAAATCAATGTCAGACTGCCTTAAGGCGAAGAGAATCGCGATGCGGACAATCGAACCCGAGCGCATTCAATTTAAATGCGGTGCAAATATTAAGGCAAGAGTAGAATACATAGAGGAAAAAGGGGAAACTCAAGGCCGTATACGTATTGTAGAAGTTCTGGATCATGGATATGAGAGTGATAGTTATAACGCAGAATCACGTTATTAAAAATGAACAGAAAGCACTATGCTTTTTTCCTTAAAAAGAATCGAAGAAATAAAAACCCCATAGCCAAAGATTTAGGGGATGGACGTTACCAGCCGCGTGTGGTAAAAGATAAAACCAAATACTCAAGGAAGGAAAAACATGGTAAAACCAATAGATATTACGAACACAGTGATAGTTCCGAAACCTCAACCTAGTTACGACAAATTAAAGTCTTTTTTTATAGGAAGAGCGCCGATGGATAACATAGATGAAAGTGGGGTAGAGGTTGAAGCTAATCCTAAAGAAGAAATAAAACAACCTCATTTAGACAGTTCGGTCGTTAAGGACACTGAATGGAAAGATCTTTACTAGTGTCTAACAAGAAAAAAGACAGACCCTGGGATGGAAGATCCAGAATATCAACAAAGCAATATAGGAAAAACTATAATGAAATATTTAAAAAAGAAAAAACAATTACTAAAAACAATTCTAAGTCCAATGACTCATTTAAGAAATCTGACTTCGGCATTAATCTTCAAATTAATGCGCAAATAGTGAACGGCACCTGTCCTCACTGTAACCATAGCACCATCTTAGTCTCTGTCTCAACCGACTATGTCTATAGATGTCTAACCTGTGGTTTTGATGTCAAACAGCAAGTCAATGGAAAAATTAGTTATATTCCACACATAAAAGATTCAAAAACATTTCGCTACGAGATGAAAATGCAGACTCCAAATGGGTAAGGCACCAAAGTGGGGTGTTAACAATTACCGTAAAAGGACCAAACGTAAAATTGGCCGCCATAAAAAAAAGATGAATAAATCAGAAAAACGTAACTATAAACCCTACGTTGGCCAGGGGAGATAACTTCCTGCCCCTTAAGAAAAAAGAGGCAGAAAGAAGAAGGTGTGAATATAGTGTGACATTTATATCACACATCACTTAAAGTCAATACCTATATTGTTTCATTAGATTTACACGTATAACGGGTTCCAATTTTATGTTTATTAACATAGCTATATCCAAGATGAGAGAGTGCCTTTAAAGACTCCCTATGAGCTGCTCGAGAGCACTCATACCAGCTATTGTACATAGTAGGATGGACAATAGGCTTCATACACAGATCGGGTGCTAAAAAAGAACACACCCAGATTATTAATGTAAATTTTATCATTTTCCCCTTGACTTCTATATTATCCCATATTATATTAGAACATAATTAAGGAGAATATATATGACAGACATAACACGCTTTAAAAACGTTTCACTCTCTAAAAAAACATATAGTGATGTAGGCGTTTTAAGTAAAGCAATATTTGAGGTACCGTTATCTTTATCTAAGACAATTGAATACCTCGTAGAAAAAGAAATAAAGAAAGTAAAAAAAGTAAAATCTAATGGACCCCTTAGAGAATAAAAAAGTAATTTGTCCAAGATGCACTGGAAATGGTTTCTTTAAAGTTAAGGAGAGTGTAGAAAAACAAGTAGACAAAGTAGTACAATGTCCAATGTGTAATTCACAAGGAGAAATTGATGAAGAAAAAGCTAATTCTATTTATGTTGATGCTGACGGTTTGCATTGGATGCACTAAAACAGATTTTGAAGGTTTTAATCCTGTAACATCAGGACTAAAGTGGATAATAAAGAATGACAAAAAAAGTAACGATCAGTTCTAATAATATTAGCCCGAAACAATGGTCGGTATTATTATTAGAATTAAATCTGATGAAGAAATCATGGAGACCGTTTGCTACATTGGAAATAAACGCTCCTGATTTTAACCGAACAGTAAAATGGGGCTCTCGCAGATATGATGCAAAAGAAGAATGAAATTTGTAATTATTCTTTTGCTTAGTACCACTGGACTAGAAGAAATAAAAATAAAAACCAGCGGACTAGATTGCAATCAATTTGGTGAAAAGTGGCGTGAAATAAATACCAAGTATCACGACTCACGCAACAAGGATCCCAAACAACAAGGCAACTATACTCCTGATGGAAAGTTAATGATTGGTTATCACTGTGAATAAAATTAAAGATATAAAAAAACCGTCCATCCATATAGCTATGCCATGCTATGACATGGTTAAAATTCCAACCATGATTTCAATGATTAAATTAATAAAAGAACTTATCCATGCGGGTCTTAAATTTGAACTCAATACGATGAAATCCCCTTACATTGCTTACGCAAGAAATATTTTAATGTCAAGATTCCTTCAGCGTGACGAAGACTATTTATTATTTATAGATTCCGATTTAGAATTTGAACCTGAGTGTGTTCTTAAAATGTTAATTGCCAACAAAGATATTTGTTGCACCCCTTACCGAGTTAAAACAAACGATCCCAGTTCTATTAAGTACACCGTCAGTATTAACAATCCTCAGCATGTTGAGATTTTACCGGGAGGACTGGTTGAAATTGAAAATGGTCCAGCAGGTATGATGTTAATAAAACGAGAAGTCTTTAAAAAATTAATAGAAAAGTATCCCGAAAGAGAAATAAAAATTCATCCTAACGAAGACACTTTCCCCAAAGATATGAGAATCTATAACTTTTGGGACTGCAATTTTAAAGATGGAATTTGGAAAGGAGAAGATATTTTTTTCTGTGATCTTGCAAAACAAGCAGGGTTTAAAGTTTATGCTAATCTTGATTCTATCTTAACTCATCATGGATCATTTGGATATACCGGAAAATACGGTGATGTCTTTAAAATAAAACAAAAAAATGGAACAAAAAATTAGTATAACCAATATTGCTTATTTAGCAGGACTGTTTGATGGAGAAGGGTGTGTCCAGTACAAACAGCGTATGGAGACCAAGAAAAAACATAAAGGAACTGGTACAAGAAAGACAAAAGTATGGAGAATTACTCTTGAAATATCTATGACTGATCAAGATGTAATCCGTTGGGTTCATGAAACTGTAGGATGTGGCAGCGTTATTCTCAATATTAAAAACAAATCTCCATCTTCTAAACCACACTGGAAGGACCAATGGCGATGGCGATGCAGTCACCGGGATGCCTATCATGTTGCTAAAATAATATGGCCGTATTCTCAGGTTAAGATGCATCAGTTGGAACAAATTATAGATCACTACGAACCCGACTATAGCGAACCTAATGTAGTAAGTTTAGAGGCTTATAGAAATGAATAAAATATTTTTTATTATATTTATATCTTTAGGGCTGATGAGTTTGCTATCTATTTATATGCTGATAACAATATGATTAAAGATATAATGAATGCAGTTGTGAAGACCTACCTCGTTATTATATGGTACTTTCTGCTTCCCTTTGTTTATCTACTTGATCGCTTATTTTTTGGATGGAAAGATGAAAAAAAAGAAAAAACTATTAGACAATCAAAAAGAGACTGACCGCGCTATTAAAGCAGCTGTGAATCAGGCCAAGAAAGTGGAAGATGAAATGGAAAGATACCGAGAGGCTGACAGGTTGGAAGAAGCGCTGCGTATGGAAAGAATTAATGGAGTAGAATAAACCTATTGACAATACTCCCAGAATAACTTATACTAACAATCATAAAGGAGAAATATAATGAGTATAAATAAAGATAAAAGACCAAAGCTAAGTGAAAGAGGCCAAGCTAAATTTTTTGTAGAGAGTGCAGAATCTACACCGGCCGACCAAATTTATAGAGAGATTGCTAAAAACTCTTTAGAGGCTTGTGCAAAAATGAAAAAACTAAACCCCTCTTATAAAGGAGAAATTTTTGTAGGAGAAGATAAAAAGTTCAAGAATAAATTAACTATTGTCGATAATGGCATTGGCATGCCCAAAGATAGCATGTCCGATTTAATTATTAATCTTAGTGAAACTGAGGAAGAGTCTGAACACGGAAATAAAGGGGTAGGAACTAAAATCTCCGGTTTTGCTAATAATAAAGAAGGTCTTATTTATTCTTCTAAACGTTACAATGAAGATGAAGGTAATCGTTGTAGAGTTTATTTTAATGACAATGACTTATTCGCAGTTGAACATAGTGATGAGTTTAACAGTTGTACCATCCCCATGCACTTCAGTGACCTCCCTTCACTTGTACAAAAGTATAAAAAGGGAACTAGTTTAACGCTGATGGGGAACAGTGAAAAAGAAAATACTTTAAATCCTCCCACTAATTATGAGGAAGGGTCTTTGTTAAAAAAATCAAGAATAGGAATTCATTGGCTTAAAGCTTATTACAACACCAAGTTTTTCGATATCCCTAGGTATATTAAATTCTTGGTACAAATTAAAAGAAAAGACCGTACCAACCCTGAAAGAGTCTTGGGTCATAAACACTGGTTAGATCATTTTTCTGAAAAATCTGGCGTATTAAATCATGATTCTGCTAAAATCTTTTGGTGGCTTTTAAGTGATAAAAAAGGAAAAAGAGGTTCTGCTACAGATTGTGTGGTTAATGGCCAATTAGGATTTATGAACAATGATGAAATGTTAGACCTTGAATTTGACTCCAAAGGAGGAAGAAAAAATCCTCTTCGTTATTGGGGACTTCCTTTTTCTTGTGGAGAAGTGGCCCTTATTATTGAACCCAAAGGATTTAAACAGGATCAATACAGAACGACTCTTCGAAAAAATGGCGCCACTATTAAATCATTCAAACCTCTCTGGAAAGAATTTTTTAAGGAACAGATGCCGGCTGCATTGAGGGAAAATGAAGCGAATCGAGCCCAAAAATTTTCTGACAGAATGGCCGAGGATGGTACCTTTGCGAAAAATATTAATAAGTGGTTATCCGGAGTTAACTTCATTCATGAACTCGGAACTGAGCATGCAGAAAAGCTTCTTTTATCAGGCAAAATAGTGCCCATTAAAGGTCATTGTCAAGGAACTTTTAATGGAGGGACAGGAGGTGTGGAACCAGGAAAACAACCTAAATCCATCTTTGGAAAAAGTCCGTTATATGCCGGTCTTAAGAATAAGAATGAAAAACATAAATCGATGCAAGGGAAAGCCGATTGTACGCCCGAAGTTATTTTAGACTCTTCTAGAGAAAATGATGGTGATTGGGCCTGGTATGATTATGATAGCAACAAAGCTTATCTTAATACTAAATGTCGTATGATTGGTTATTATGCTAGAGAAGCGCAGAAACAAACTCAAAATAAGAATCTGATTGAGACCCATATCAATCATACTAAATTGGTACTGCAAAGAGTTTTAGCTACTCATATTGCCATGACGCGATTCTCCTTTAACAATTTATCGAAGGAAGAGAGAAAGGAAACATTAGAAAACAGTCGATGTTTATCGGTTGCTCTTCAAAATCCTTATCTTATTATTCCTGAAATTGTTAAAATGTCTCAAAACATACATAAGCAATTGGCTGACATGGATAAAAGAGAAATGTCACATGGATAGAAGGATCTATCCTTAAATGTATGAAATGGAATAAACTTTATCATTACCCGCCGTCGACCCGGTCAACGACTGATGGTCTCAGAACCTATGAGGTAGGTAACGAAAAGTTACCCAGTGTTACAACGATACTGGGTGCCACTAAAAGTCAGGAGGCGCAGGAATCTATCTCCAATTGGCAGGCAAGAGTCGGCCAGGAACAGGCGACAAGAATCAGGGATCAAGCGGCTTCGCGTGGAACCAACATGCATATGCATTTAGAGAAACATATTTTAGGGGAAGGACATTTAGATTTAACGGCCGAAGGCAAGGTTGCTAAGGCCATGGCTGACACTATAATTGAGAAGGGTTTATGCGATCTTTCTGAAATATGGGGCAGTGAAGTTGTCTTATATTACCCAGGGCTATATGCAGGCGCCACCGATGTGGTCGGCGTCTATGACTATGAGGATTCGATTGTAGACTTTAAACAAAGTAATAGACCGAAACGTAAGGAGTGGATTGAGGATTATTTTCTTCAACTCGGGGCGTATGCAATGGCTCATAACTATGTGCATAAGACTGAGATCACTCAAGGGGTAATATTGATGTGTACCCCTGACAATTATTTCCAAAAATTTCAGGTTAAAGGGAAAGAGTTTGTTAAATATCAACATCAATTTTTAGAAAGGGTAGGAAAATATTATGAACAAAAAAACAGTTAAAACTGTTGAACGACGAATCCTAAAGGCAATGATGGAGGATGAAAGACAGCTACGGGTGTTGTTGGAAACAGAGACAGAAAACATCCACGAAGAACAATTGGACGGTTTAATGGTCAAAATAGAGCAGCTTCTTGGCAGAATTATGGTCAATCAGAACAAGCTGATGTTGTTTCAAGACCTAGTGTGACATATATGTCACAGTTTCTAGTGTCAGGTGTCTGGCGACAAGTGACTGGGATTATATAAGAAGTGAGGTTTTATGCGGTTGATCACGAACCTATAGGTTTTTCAAAACATTAAAATGAGTGAATCAGCACTTTGACTTCTTCGTGATCTGGTGATTTCGTGATTAGTAAGGAATACCAATGGTTTTAGAGCAGTTGCTTAAATGAGCCTTGTGATCCAAGGGTTTTTGATCATAGGGGCCGCGCGGAACTTTTGGGTCCCCAAATTAGGAAAAATATTCTAGAAATGCTATAGGGTTAAAGTATGATAGGTAGAAGTAGAAATTGGAGTAGTCCCTCAGATTTTATTAACGAGTTTAATAAGAAACATAATCCAGATTATTATTATGGCAAAGAAGAAAAGAAGAAAACCGAGAAGAAAAAGAAAACTGGTAGAGCCTACACAGTCAAACGACATCCCGTATTCAAAGTATCGGATTGAATGGATGGACATTATCTCAGACTCTGGCTGGGCCGACGAAAAACAATTCAACAGAATGAAATTAGCTTATCCTGTTAATGAGGGTTGGTTATTCTCTAAGGATAAACACCATATTAAAGTATTTGCATCTTATGATAAAGATGCTGACACTAAGGAAATTTCATTTGGTGATAGAACAATGATACCTTTGTCTTGTATTAGAAAGCTGATTAAGTTAAACTAGAAAGGAGGAGAAATGAATAAGATTGCTAAGAAGTTAAGAAAGCTTAAAGATCAATTAGATAAGATAGAAGAAAAAGAAGATGAGATTCTTAATCAAATTGATGAAGCTATTGATGAATTAGAAGAGTCTGACGAGTAGTGGTAATAAGTGAGGAAGAATATAATAAAACACATCGTAAATATAGACTTAGAGAAATGGGACCCTATCAGTGGAAGGAGGAAATAATGACTAAAAAGAAAAAAAAGAAAATAGTTAAGAAAAAAAAGAAATCTAAAAAGAAAAAGAGAAAATAACTAAGATAGAATAGGCTTCGGTTTTTTATTCTTAGGTTCTTTATCTTTGGATTTGGGATCTAAGAGTAAAGTATTGTCATCAACAATTGATGAAATTCTTTTATTTAATTCTTCTTCGGTAAGATCCTCTATCTTACCTGTTCTAATTATTTTTTGTTCAATATATAACCCACCCACAGCACCTCGTGCTTTTTCTGCATTAGTTGCAGCAGAAAAGGATTTTGATTTAATTGCGTCATCTCTAATTTTTGCTAGTTCAGTTAAGTGACCACCAAATGAGATATTGTGCTTTCTATATGTTTCTTCTCGTAGTTCTCCTATGTGTTTGACTACTAGTGGAAATCGTTTGGGGTTTTGAAGGTGACTCGCTGTTACTCGAAGGGTTAAGTTATCTCCTTTATATCCTGCTTCTTTTACACATTCATAGGCAAATTTATGTCCTTCGTTGAATACTAATAGTTCAGCAAATTTACGCTGCATAGGCGTGAGTCTGGCAGGTAATCCTGGTTTCTTTTTTTGTGGCGTGTTTTCCATAATTTCTTGGTGGTTGTCTTATATTTAGTTAACCTACATACAACATATAATTTGGTTAATTTAAACTAACCTACAGGACTAACCACCCGTTGACAATATATGTATCTTATCTTATAAAGTCAAATATGAAAGATAATGAGGAAAACGAAGGAGAAGAACAAGATAATCCTAAGTTATTTGATACAGAAATTGATTATCATCGTTATTGGAAAGATATGTATGAGAAGGAACATAAGCTTAGACAAGAAGCTGAAACCGAAGCTATTCTCGTTAGGGGGATAGGTATGAATTCTCCTGAAATGAAAGATTTACGGAAAGAAATTGAAGAATTGAAGGCTGAGTTGGCTAGGGCTAAAGAGGATCATCAGTATGATAATCTTGTTCATAAAAAAGAGTTAGAAGCTGTAAAAAATCCAATAGATAATTTAAGAAAAAAAGGTTTAATGTAATGCTTAAAGGTAGAGATTTAATTATGATCTTCGATCGATTCGTAGGTCCAAAGAAAGGAAGTTCAGTAGCGCAAGATGCCCGAGTTCAAGTTCGAACCCCTGATGGAAAACATTATGACATTCAAGCTGTGAATTTAGTTGAAAATAAAATTTTAGGTGCTAAAGAAACGCATAGAATAGTGATTTCAACTCATGAAGAAGTAGCAAAAATGGGTGCACCAATTAAGCTTTTGTAAACATTTGTTAGGTTCATTATTTTGATAAAACCTGAAACAAAATTATGGCATGAGCTTAAAAGAATTACACCTAAGATATCGTGGACAAGGATTGAAAATACTGGCGTTCTTGGTACTCCTGATCTATTGGGTTATAATACTTTTGGAGTCTTTTTTACTGTTGAGTTAAAACTAACATCTCATAACAAAATTCGATTTTCCCCACACCAAATTTCATTTCATATTCAACATCCAAAGAATACATTTATACTTGCCAAGAAGCCCAGTCAGGGCTCCTTCAAATTGTTTCCAGGTACCTGTATCTTGGCACTTGTTAAAGAAGGATTTAAATGTGAGGACGCTTGTTGCTTGACGCTTGATGCTTGTGGCTTGATGCTTTCTTCGCTTGGTGCTTGATGCTTGTGGCTTGCGGCTTTGGCTGCTTGTTGCTTGTGGCTTGAAACCTGACTGTATTAGTCGGGTTTAAATAATCGTTAGAATTTTTCATTTTAGTGTAGCGGATAAACAACGTTGCTTACTTCTTTATTCCAGCAGGCCCTACAATCCTGGCATTTATTATTTTGAAGCCGGGCCGGGCAGCTGCTCTCTCGAGTGTTTACAGTACTAGTCCAAGGCCAGAATTTCACTGGCGCCTGGTCTATCATATGCGAGGACATACGAATTATCAAATTTTTTGGTACAACTTCAGGTTGCATTAATGTGAATAGTTTTGCTTCCCGCGTTGGCATCCAGTGACTGGTCTCTGGCGTCCGGTTGCATACTTCGAATATATTCTTAAGGTGCTGAGCCCCTTGCAGGTCCCCTGAGTCGTGCCAGCGGAAGAAGGGCACCTTGCGACTGTAGTGGGTCACCAGTAGCGCCATTGCTTCGATCCATTGTGGATGGTTTAAAGAATTCAACCTACGGTTGAGCGCATCTTTTACATTTTTAAATCTATAGCGGCCTTTCATAGCGTAACAGCCTGAGCACACAGAGCCCGCCACGGCTTGCAGCTTGACGCCAGTCACACATTGCCAGGCCGGCAGGTTATATGCATAGCCAGGCATCTTGGATGGAGAGCTCAGGCCCCCTGTTATTTTTTTAGCTTCTTTTAAATTCATTCTTTCTAGATCCTATATAATCTTATAATTCTATTTTGTCAAGTGCTTGTTGCTTCTGGCGTAACCACCGGTGACTGTAATACTATGATTGGCTTGTTGCTTGTTGCTTGACGCTTGCGGCTTGGCGCTTGAAGCTTGTATTTTTAATTTTATTTATTCTTAGCGTGCGCAGCTGCGAGCTGGATAGCGTCCTGCCGCCGTTAATGTTTAAAAAACTCTCAGGCCGCATGATGCTGCCATCATGGGCCTGGTATAAAAATGAATACTTAGATTCTTTTTTTAGCATCGTTGAACTTATCTATTTCATGTTTTACTGTTTCAAAATCATGAGTTAATTTTCTTAAAAGATTTTTTGAACTTTCAATATCTTTTGAAGCATTAGACATGGCCCAGGCAATGCTTGCTAGTTTTTCAGTTATTTCTTTCATATATCCTTTATAATCCTATTGTTAGTGTTTGTCAAGCTTGGAGCTTGGCGCTTGCGGCTTGTAGCTTGGCGCCTTATTACATTATGAACTCTGGCTGAACTAAATCCAAAACGCTCGGCAATGGCGCCAGCCTTTAGGCCCTGCACCTGGTGGAGGTGCAGGATCCTTTTAACTGTTTCCTTGTCTAGACTGTGCGGCATTAGTTTGCTTTTTTCTTTTGCCAGCCCTGGGTCACAACATTATCTTGACCAAAGTTTTTTGATAGCAGTTTACCAATGTCAGCTATCATCTTAACTTCAGCGTGTTTTTCATGTTTGGTTTCAAAATCTTTATGTTGTGTTAATGGAATATACTTTGTCCAATAATAAAGATTTTCTCTGTTACCATCCCAATGGTCAGCAGGTGCTGCGACTGATTGTTGTTCGCTTACATGCCAAATACCATTTTTAAATAAGTAAAGGTATTCAATCATGATATCCCCGCTCAAAGATCTCATAAACATCCATTCATCTCTGTATGTTCTGGCTGGGTCTAGATCTCTTCCCCAGTCTCTTCCGTAAAAACTACAAGTTTCAATGGTATCATCCAGATAGGATGCATCACCAAAATTAAATAGTTCTTTTGCTAATTTATAAGTAGAATATTTTTGATTTAATATTTTACCTATGCCGTATGGATAGCCATCACTATGAACATAAATAACTTTTATTTTTTTGTTCGGTAGTTCAATTGCTATATTGCTTCTAGTACTCATATTTTTTCCTTTCTATTTGTATCTTATATTATCCCAGATACATTGTCAAGCAGCTTGTTGCTTGCAGCTTGACGCTTGGAGTCTGTAACATTGTAATTGGCTTTCTGGCCAAGCGTACCAGGCTGTATAATTTTTGGTAGCATACTAGTACGCCATCGCTTGACCCCAGGTCCCAGATAGTGCCTACCAGCTAGAGTCAGCACACTGCGGTCCTAGCCACAACAGTTCCGAGACCAGGGCTCAAGCCACCGCTGTGGCACTTATTATAAGCTTCAATATATTGAGTTATAACCAAGTGCCAGGTTTGGTGTGGGCAGTTATTATTAAGCCTCATACCCAGGAGGCAATTTACATCTTATATTATCCCATATCTAAAGTCAAGCATTAAATTAATTTATTTTCAACTAGAAAGTGATTGACTTATCTCATAAAATCTTATACACTAGGGGTGGGAGGTCGGGATATATAAAAAGGCAATTCAATCATAGGTTGTATGCCCTATCTTTTGCCCTTGACAATGTTTATGGGATAGTATAAGATTAATTTAGAAAGGAGTAAAACTCATGAGTAGAATAAGACTAAATTCCGAGTATCGAAATAAAGGCGCAGTAAGATTTCGAGAACACTTGGAACAAGAAAACACGCAAGAAAAAGAGGCATATCTACAAGCAAGGGAATTAATGAAACCTTTGCAAGATAATACTTGGAAACTTGCAGAACAAATCGTTAGACGACATTATACTGATGAAGATGTTAAAATGGCTTATCATCTTCAAAACAAGTTTGATAATGTTTCAACGATTGCGAAAGATAGTTGTTTTCATTTTGGTTACAAATCTAATAATAAAGAAGATGATGACTATAATGAAGATCACGAAACCATTACGAAACATTTTGATTTCAAATTAAATGGAAACATAAATGGAAGTGAAAGTGGTAAGCAAGATGATTTTGCTTATGCTTATTTTCGTGATGAGTTAAAAGGTCGAGATAATTGTAATCCTGATATTAACATTGAACAGAAATGGGGAAAGGGCGACGGAGTTGAAAATTGCCGAAATCCACATTGGGATAAGACACGAACACACAATGAAAAATATCTTGGATTAAATAATGATGATCATTCATACGCAAAAGAGTGGAATGATGATTATAAACTTGATCTTATTGGTAGAGAATATTGTAGAGATCGTCAAATTGGTTGTACCAAAGATGAATTTGATACTCTTATGATATGGCAAGTTGCGAAAGCCAAATTAATCCAATGTCATACTAAATGGATTGAAAGCATTTTAAATCAAATGAAAGAAATTAAACTTGGTTTGAAAGGTTACAGATATTTAGACGAAATGATTGAACTTGGAACTGAACTTGGTTTGTCAATTAATGATGCCGAGATAATTAGATGTAATAGTACAGGTCTAGTTATTTACAATCCAAAAAATCTAGCAGACAGGGTGAAAGGAATGAAGAATAAATCTGTTAGTAGAGAACAGAAGATATTAGCGAGGAAGT